ATCCTGATCCACTGTTCAATGTAATTCCACCAGGTAATGCTCCTGATTGTACAGCCATCCCTGTAGAATTTGTTGCTGTTAAAGTTATTGTTCCAATACTTGATCCGCCTGAAAATGTACCTAATGTGCCTGCTGCAGTTTGCCAAGCGGGTGCGTCTGATACTGTTAGTATTGCTCCAGTTTGAACTGCGTTACCATCTGGATTCTCTACATATAATTTGTAACTTGCGTCAACTGAAATAGTAAATTTTGCTGTGATACTTGTAGCTGAAGTAAATGTAACTTCATCCGCTACAAATTGTGCACCGGTAGTTGAGTTGATTGCTGTAACCAATGGAACCGATACGAAATTAGTTCCTGTAATAACAACTGCTGTTTGAGTATTTTCAATCGCTGAAGGACTGATACCAGATACTGTTGGTCTTGTTTCAGTTGTTAAAGTAATAGATCCACCAAGCGCTACTGCTTGGCCATTGATTGTAATTTGTCCTGAACCTACTAAAGCTGAGTTTGCAATGTTCTGTGTACCAGCAAACGTTGCACCTGCAGGAATAGTTATAGTATCGCCACTATCTCCTAGCTGTACACCTGTCCCTGATCTTGGACTAATTTTATTTACTTTTACTTCAGACACGGAGTTTAAACTCCTATCAGTATATTTGCTTCATCTTCAGTTAATGCTTCTCCTGCAATTAACTTTGTTTTAGCACTAACTTTTAAATCCTCTTGAGTTTGTACTTCTACTGCTTTTGCATCATCTAATACTTTTGTTTCAGCATTTAATTCTGACCATCTTGCTTCTTCTTCAGCAGTCATTAGTCTAGTTTCATTACCGATTGTTATATTTTTATTACTCATAATTTAATTTCTCCTATATTAAGATTTAAGTCCATAAACAGCTAACATTGAATTTGAACCAATGCCATTTCCTGTTGTGGATACTATATTAAATCCTCTTGCTTGAAGATTGGCATCAAAATAACCACCAAGATAACCTACTAGAACTCTACCACCAGAACTTCCAGTATAATTTACTAATCCATTAAAAGATTTTCCAGCAAAACCCATGCCAGAACTTACATTTGGATAAGCAATATTTATTGTTGCAGTTAAATTAACTGCGTTTGGTGTTCCAATATTACCTAAAGTATCTCCAAAACCAGTAAGACTATGACCATTTGCATCCCAATTATGAACTGCTTGTGCATTATTTGCACCAGAAGATGTGTTTTCCAAACCACCTCCACCACCTCTGTAATTTGTATCGCCAACTTCAGCACCAGAATTGTTAAGGTATCTAAAGATAATGTTATGACCATTATCTCCAGTTCTTAAATTAAGTTTTATAATATAATTTTGATAAGTTGTTGAAAATACATTATCAATAGTCCAAGTTGTAGTTGCTGAACTAAGTGTATTTGTTGTAATTCTTACAAAGTCAGAAGATACTGTTCCATATTCAGGTGCAGTTGCACCAGAGTTCATTTGTAATACTTGACCAGCTGTACCTTTTGGAAGTCTTTGTAAGCCACTTCCATCTCTGTAAAGTATATCGCCTTGTGTTGTTAAAGTTGATGTTAAGTCAGTTCCATTTGTACCATTAGTTCCTGCTTGAGCAAGAACGTTCCAGTAAGTTCCATTTGGTGGAGCATTACCTGTAGTGTTGGCTATGCAGATGTAAGAAGTTCCGCTTGAAACTACTGCATCATCAGGAGTATATGCGGTACCACCTGAATATGTTCCTCTCCATACTATTTTAATTTTTCCTAAATCTATTGTTGCCATCTGTTCTCCTATAAAATTCTATAATATATTTTTATTTTAAAATATTTTAAATAGTCGCTATTAAATTACCATTAGAAATACTAAATGTAAACCCCGTTCCTGCAAATACTTCATCCTCAAATGCAGCATACGTAGCATTGGTTATATTATCGGCTCCTCCGTTTGTTGTTGTTACTATTAAATTACCACTAGCATTAGTGTTAAATCCATAAACTTCAGGACTACTTAGTCCATTAGCTGTACCATTATTTTGAAATGTTACTCCAGCTGGGATAATAAATGTATCACCATTATCCCCTAATGTAACATTAGTTCCTGATTGAGGTATTACCTTATTAACTTCTATTTGACTCATTATATAATTACCAATGTTCCTGTTACTGTAACATTACCTGAAACCGTTACCGGTCCTGCTAAAACTCCTGAGTCCATTGTTTGAACATCAGAGATTGTTGAAGCATGTGTTGTTACATAAGTTGTGGCTGTCATACTTGCAGACGGCGCACGTTTTGCGGGATATGTACAAAATACAGTTTTAGTTCCTGATGTAAAGTTTACTGCGTTATCAGAATTTGTTGACGAAATAATTGTAGTTCTTGAAAGAGTATCTGGCGATGCATCTGTTACAGTTCCAATACCAACTTCATATTCATTTTTTCCATCGTTTGAAATTGCATAGAACGTACTATTAGTAGTTCCTATTCCAGATACAAAGCTTTCGAAACCAATTTCTGCTCCGGCTAAACTGAACGTACCAGTCCCTGTCGTAGTAGATGTTTCCTTAACTCTGTCGTTGAGTACAAATGCCATTACTATTTCCTTTTAATTATTACGCGTCGCCAAGTCTAATGATTGCATTAGAAGAATTTGCAGTTGGAAACTGAACAACGAAATCACCGTTAGTTGCAGTTTTTGTTCCGCCAAAGTCTAATACTAATACAGCTTCATTACTTGAACCTTTATAAATCAATGCCCCTGTTGCTGATAACGTTACAGAACTAAAAGTAGAATCTGCAAAGTCAACGAATGCAACATTACTTGCTATAGCAACACCATTGTTAGTTAAAGTATTTCCACCTGCAGTATAATTCGTACCAGATGAAGAAACTTCATTGGAAGTCGTATAAGCAGTTGTTGAAGTACTAAAACCAGCTTGTGTTGTATAAAGTGCTAATTTGAAAGTTGATCCACCAGATGAATCAAAATCAAACGTACCACCAAGTAGGTTTGTTTTAAAAGAGTCAGGTACTATATTTGCCATTTTTTATCTCCTTAGTATTTTGATGGTGATTCAGATTTTAAAGGAGTACGAATGGTTCCATCTTCCCATTCATCCCGGCGTCTTCGACCTTGTTGTTCGATCGCGTACGATTGTAAAGCTCTTTTAAAAGATCCTTCGTAGTATTGTAACATATCTGCGGGACCTTTCAAGTATCCATATGCTTCTACCAGACAAGCGTACAAAAGTAAATCTTGATATTTATTACTTGTGTAAGTTCCTTGAGTACTTCCTGGTGAAGCTGTTATTGAATCTGGTTGTTTTGTATAAGCTAAAGTTATTAAATTAGTGCTATTTGGAGTAGGGGCTACTACCCAATAATTAGCATCCCAATTACCATAATATTTAGGTAATCCAGAAGCTGTGTTTGGTGTATTATAATACTCAGCCATAAAACTTGTATCTCTTTTTTCTAAAAAAGTTTGTTTATTATTAGAATCTGTTAGTTGAACATATCTGATAAATCTTAAATCAGATGGTATTGTAACATATCGACTTCCAGCTGCTAAATTTGAAGTAGCATAAAATCTATTATCATCAGAATCTGCATCTCTATAAATTCTATTTTCAGAATTTTTAATTATAGTATTTAAAATACCTGTAGTTAAAACATTACTATCAACTTCAGTATAATTTCTAATATCATCTTGTAAATTTGCTAATGTATATGCCATTATGGTGTTAGAGTAACTGGTCCTGCAGTTACAAACATTCCTCCTGAATTTTCCGTTACAGTTGCATTACTTCCACAATTAAAACTATAACTATTTGTATCAATAATTGTTATACTAAATCCTGAACTATTTTCAAATAAAGAATACACCAGGCCTCCTGGGCTTCCATCTACATTTCTAAAAACAACAGTATCGTTTGTTGATCTTTTATGAGCAGGTTCTGTAACAGTTACAATAGAAGAACCTGAAGTTAAACTTAAAGGATTTCCCGGTAATAAATTTTCTGTTGCAGGTTCAACTCTTGCAGGTCTTGAATTCATTAAACCTTGAGGGTCACCTGTAAATCTTGTTGGTTGAATTTGTGGTTGCTTTGGTTCAAATTCTGAGTTGTGAACAAAACTACCATTCCATTCTGTTACCATTTCTTTATATGGAAATGCTAAACCTGATCTATCAGATATTGCCTGCGCATATTTTCCTCTAGATAATTTTGCCATTAGACTCCTGGATAATAAGTTTTAGGAGTAATAAAAGAACTAGATGAAGATCCATCTTCAGTTAATGCTCTGTTTAATTCATCCTCATATAACATTTTTAACATTTGAACTTTTTCAGGTGCATATTTTACTGCTAAGTAATATGCAAGTCCTGCAGTCATACAAGGTACAAATCTATATGGAACATCTGCATCATTAGTATAGTCTCCTGCATCTTGAATTCTTTTTACATAATAATAATTTAAAAACTTACCTGCTTGATCACTTCCTGGTGTTAAATATAAAGTAACTGTTATTTTATCAATAAACCTTTGTACAAAATATTGTGTAGGTTGACCTGTAGAAGTTTTATTTGATAATGCTTGATAAGTTGATCTGCTAATTTTACTAAGAGGTGTATCTACATTAGAATCATTTCTAAAACTTGCTTCTAAAATATCATCAACACCATAAACAGCTGTTGCATCTGATGTACCATCAGATGTTGATCTGAACATTGTATATGTTGCTTTATTATTAACTAATGTAATATTATTGTTTGCGACTTCCCAATAATGCAAACCTCTATTAGCCCATTCTTGAAACATTATATTTAAAGAACGTCTTGCACCTTTTAATTGATAACCTGAAACGCCAGAAATTCCAATTCTTTCATAAGATTCTTCTACAATATCTGCAATAGAAAAACCTTTTTCAAAAATTGTAGTTCCAGAGGTAGTGTTAGCCATTTAGCCTCCTAGCCAGTATATCCGATAGTAACAGATCCCGTTCCAGTTACATCTGCATAGATAGTATTTTGAAATCTAATTCCGTTTCCAGGTACATAAAGATCTAATCCTTCACTTCCAAAAGTAGATTCAAATACTATTCCTCCAGATGCAGATGCTGCATCATAAAGTTTTATATTTGTAACTCCTGTAGCTTGAATGTATGTAACTCTAGCAGGACCAATATTAGTAGATCCTCCTGAAGCAGTTTTTACCCGTCCGTCAGCTGTAAGTGTTGTAAATTTTTGGTCTGATGACATATTGTTTTCTCCTTAATTAATTTTAAGTGGGCCCGGAGGCCCACCTTAATTACTTATTAACTTAAATTATTATTTTGTGAATACAAAAAAGTAATTCTAGTTGATCCTGCATTTGTTGCAGCAGATGCAGTTACAGTTATTCTAATATCTGTAGTTCCTGTATCAGACCAAGCTAATGCTCCACCAGCTTGAGTTGTTGGGTATTTTCTACCAACACCTGTTCCAAGTGCATATGTATTAATTATACTTGTTGCTCCACCGGCTACGTCACCAATACTTAAATTAGTTGCGCCAGAAGCTGCTACGACTGAATCTATTACCACATCAATAATCTGTGAGTTTGCTGGAATAACAATATTTGTTACGTCTGCAGCAAGTGCTCCACCAGATAAATCAATAAGGTGTGTTTGAGTCATTACAACTTGTCCAACATTAGCAATGTTAGTACCGATAGTTGTACCTGTAGTATTTTGAATCGTTCCCGCTTTTATAGGTCCCGAAAATGTAGTTGATGCCATGATTATTCTCCTAGTTAAATTCTACATAGTCTCTAGGCCGTCGACTATACTGCGTCTATGCAGAATATTAATTTATGTATAGTGAGTAATTTGTATACTACTTTTGAATAGAGTGCAAGAGATCCTACAGTGTGGAGTGGAATTTTTCCAACGATGTAGCTTTTGATTAAGTAGCTACTGAAACTTCAGGAGCAGAACCTTCAATACTGTTCTTTAAGTGAGCAATTCTAGCTTCTTCAAGCTTGATATCTGTAATGATCTGTTTGACTTTATCGTCAATTCTAACCATCTCAAGAGTATATCTATCGTTAGACAGATGCTCCTGTTCCCACTTCAACTCCAAGGACCTTTTTTGTTTGTATAGGTCTTGTATCATCTATAACCTCCTCATAGGTTATTCTGTATTTATCGGAAGCAAATACTTTAGCTCCGATATGTTCCCATTTTATAACATTTTCTCCTAGTTTGTCAACTATGGCTTGTTCAAGGGAAATTGCATTATCCTCAGATAACACTTTAAATCTTGCGTAATGAT